GGTGTTGTAGGTATATCCTTTGAAGATGACACACAGGTTAAAGTAACTGAAAATTCAAAATTAGTTATTGATGATTTTGTATACGACCCAAAGAATAAATCTGCAGGTAAGTTAGGCTTAAAAGTAGCAATGGGAACTGTGCGATATGCTTCTGGTAGTATCGCACACAATAACCCTAGTAAAGTTGCAATCAATACACCGACTGCCACAATTGCTGTTCGTGGCACGGCATTTAGTATGACGGTTGATGAAATAGGTCAATCTATGATTATATTACTGCCGAATAAAGATGGTTCTGTTGGTGAAATTGAGGTACAAACTGCTATGGGTTCTGTGGTGCTTAATCAAGCATTTCAAGCCACAATGACTACATCTAATGAAACAAGACCAATGAGACCGGTTTTGTTAATGTTGAATGAGTCGGCAATTAATAATATGTTAATTGTAAAACCTCCAAAAGAGATTACACAAAAAACAATTGAGAATACTAATAAATCTGGTTCAGCTTTAGAGTTTAATGGTTTGGACCAAAATGCTTTAGAGGTTAAAGTATTTAAAGATGCGTTTGCTGATTATAACGAATTGGCAATTAATGAGTTAGATGTTAATTTATTAACTAATGCTTTAGATAATTATATGTTGGCAGCTTTTACTGTTGGTTATAATGCAATAACACAGATTTATATTTTTGATAAAGGTTCATATTGGCAAGTAACAAGAAATGTAAAACAAAATTTTACAGCTTTGATTAATAAAGATAGAGGTTATATGATTAACTTAACACAAGATGCTTATACAATACAATTACAGAATCAAGATTCAACAACAAATAATTTAACCGTTAAACAAATTAACAAATGAAAAAAATATTACTATCTCCTTGGACTGCTTTATTGACACTTTGTTTATTAGTATCGATTCGTGTTATGGATCCAAGTTTTGTAGAATCTGTGAGATTGAGATATTTTGATACTGTTATTACATCTAAACCAATAACTGAAAATAACATCTATACAGTTAATATAGATGAAGAAACTTTAACAAAATTTGGCCAATGGCCATTTCCAAGGAGTGAATATGCTAAGATTATCGAAAGTCTTTATAGAAGGAATGCTGGTCTTGTTGTTTTTAATGTTCTTATGCCTGATGTTGACCGAAGTGGCCAAGACGATGGGCTGGCTAGTACACTACTCAAATATCCGGTAATACTCAGTAATACTCCTTCAAACAAATCAAAAAATGAACCTAAGAGTCCTGGTATTGCTATTATAGGTCCAAGTAATGCACCACTCATTGAATATCCTGGTATTATTGCAAACATTCCAAAATTAGAAAAGAATGCTATTGGGGTAGGTACAACAAATACATTACCTGAAATTGATGGAGTAAATCGTAGAATACCATTAATCATCAAATCAAATGACCATTTTTATCCTAGTCTTTCTATGGAAACTCTCCGTGTAATGGCTGGCGATACAACTACACAAATCAAAGTAAATGAGAATGGTGTAGAGAAGATGCGTATTCCTAAATTTGGTCCAATTGTGACTGATAATTTAGGAAGAATTTGGATTGATTGGTCACAACAAAACAAATCAGTATCAATGGTAGATTTACCTAAAGATTTTGGCGGCGCAGTTGTTATTGTAGGCACATCGGCTGCAGGCATAAGTAATCCTGTACCTACGGCAAAAGGTGCTGTATGGCCTCAAGATTTACAAGCTGCAGTAATTGCCACAATGGCCAATGGTGTTGTTATACAACGACCTGATTGGATGGATGGTGCAGAAATATTAACTTTAATCGTATTAAGTATTTTACTATTATTTTTAACGAGGTGGACTTATGTTGGGATTGTCTTTGGTGTTATTAGTGTTATTGGTAGTTATGCCTTTAGTCGTATTCTTTTTGAGCAAAACCTTTGGCTCGGAGATTGTACTTATATCTGTTTGTCTCTTATCGTTATCATGTTACATGCTTATGGAGTTAAGTTCGTGGCTGAGTACTTGGCCAAACTTCAGATAAAGAAACAATTTGGAACATATCTATCAAAAGCATTAGTAGAAAAATTACAAAAGAATCCTGAACTATTAGTATTGGGTGGAGAATCAAAAGAATTGTCCATCATGTTTACTGATGTAAGAGGATTCACAGCAATCTCTGAACACTACGGAGATGATGTACAAGGCTTAACTAAAATTATGAATCGGTACATGACAGCAATGACCGAAAAGATTTTAACCAACAGCGGTACATTAGACAAATATATTGGTGATGCTCAGATGGCTTTTTGGAATGCACCAGTAGAAGAAATCAATCACGCAAAACTAGCCGTAAAAACTGCTCTTGAAATGATGGACAGTTTGGATGCGTTCAATGAAATTATTACTAAAGAAGGTGTACCTGCTTTTGGTATGGGACTTGGTATCAATACAGGTACTGTTGTTGTAGGTAATATGGGTTCTGACCAAAGATTTGATTATACTTGTTTAGGTGATACAGTCAATCTTGCATCACGTTTAGAAGGCCAAAGTAAACCATATGGTGTAAGAATTATTTTAGGACCATTAACATCAGAAAGAGTTAAAGATGAATATTCTGTTGTTGAATTAGATTGTATTGCTGTTAAAGGTAAAAAAATTGGTGTTAGAATTTACACTTTAGGTGAAGAAACCCAAGAGCACAAAGAATTCTTAGAAGATTATTATAGTGGTGACTGGTTTACTGCAATAGAAACACTTAAAGAACTAATTAAGAAAAAAAATCCACTCGAGCAATATTACAAAAATATGTTGGAGAGGTTAGAAGAAGGCAAGCCAGAAAATTGGAATGGAACTTATGTGGCCACTTCTAAATAGGTATTATTTTGAATCATATCGTGAGTACCAGATATGGTTAATGTCTGAAATGATGAAGCATTATTATCCACACATAATGATACAAGGATTTATGGGTGGTGGTCGAATAAACCGCCTTTATTAAAGGTGTCAGGTAAAGTATTGTTTTAATAGCCTGGAGTAATTAAAGGATTGTTCTTTAATTGCTCCTCTCTATATTTTTTGTACTTTTCGATATACTCAAATTCTTCATCTTCATTTTTTTGATCCTGTTCTTTAACAGGATCTTTTTCTTCTTGTGACATATTATCTCCAGAGTTGGTTGCGGAGGATGGAATCGAACCACCGACCCCCGGCTTATGAGGCCGGTGCGCTACCTCTGCGCTACTCCACATAGATATTTATTGGAGCGGAAAGACAGAATCGAACTGTCAACTAAACCTTGGCAAGGTTTCGTTTTACCACTAAACTATTCCCGCAAATCTGGAGCGGTGTCTTTGAGTTGCACAAAGATAATTAAGAGGGAATCTCAATCTGTTCTCCAACCCACCGCATATTCTTAAGAGTATTGTCTGCACTATTTGCTAAACTTCACGGCGCTTATCTAGAATTATCCGCATTACATTTAGTTACTCAGGCATCGCTAAGCCCATGGCTTACAAACAATACACTTAAAAATCCTGCTTACCGGTTACAGGGACTCCAAGAGAGTCGGAAGTTTATGCTGTTTCCCAACAGTAAGTCCAGTATAACATTATATAGATGACTTGTCAATCACGTTACTGAACCATTACCATTTTTGAAACCAATCATACCACCTTCTGCTTCAATTTTTTTGATAACATCTTCAAAAAGAATTGGTGTAAAATCTGTTTGTTCTACACATACACAATGATAACGGATATCTATCTGATTGTCAAGCATAACTCGGTTAGAATGAGTATGACCGTGAATATTTGTACCAAAACGGCCAAGACTTTCTGGATGTAATGGTATATGAGAAAGAATCATACCATTCATTACATGATAAGCACGAAGCTCACGGAAATATTTTCTGTAATCTTCATCCTTAAAGATATCATGGTTACCACGAATCAATACTTTATCACCGTTAAGCTTTGACATAATTTCAAGATTCTTACGCTTCATCACAACATCACCAAGATGATATACTTTATCATTAGGTCTTACTTTATCGTTCCAACGCTTGACCATTTCTTCATCCATATCTTCAGCATTATCCCACGGACGAAGCTTTGTTACACCATCATTTTGCATGAAGTGACATACACCATTATGGCCAAAATGTGTGTCGCTGACTAAAAATATACTAGGCATATGCCCTCCTTTCTTCTATATATCAAATTGGAAGTACGGGTGAGATTTGAACTCACGGTTTTACGGCTTTGCAGGCCGCTGCATTGGACCACTCTGCCACCGTACTATGGGGTGCTGTATGGGATTCGAACCCATACTACGAGATTCACAATCTCGGATGCTAACCGATTACATTAACGGCACCATTACTTTGGTGGAGAATCTTGGAATCGAACCAAGTATGCCTGAGGCGACAGATTTACAGTCTGCTGAAGTCACCAATGCTTCTCATTCTCCGAATTAGGACGGGCTACTTGTGTCATCAAGCCCCCGATTGGAATTCATCGTTAGTTACGTCTGGACATAACCGCCGCCAATTGATTTTTTAGTTAATCTATGGCTTAAACTATAACTTTTCTGGAAAGTTATCTACCCCTCATTTACTCCGAGGCCGAGTTTGACACCTGGCGGTCTGTATGGGACTCGAACCCATGCTCTCCTCCGTGACAGGGAGGCGATTTAACCAACTAATCTAACAAACCATATTGAAGCACACTATTGAGATTCCACTTTTCAAGTCAGGGTCCGGATGACCAAGCGCCGCTTCTCGCAGGTTTTAAATAATGTGCTTCAATATGGCGCTCGGTACCAGATTCGAACTGGTGTGACCGCCGTGAAAGGGCGATATCCTAACCGCTAGATGAACCGAGCATTACTACTAATTCTTTTTAAAGATAATCTTTAAATACTCATCAATTTTTTCAAATTGCTTATTAACTGTTTCTTTGGTAATATTATCAAACTTAGCTTCATCCTCAATTAATTCTTTTATAAAATGTAAACGACCATTAATATATTGGACATAATCTTTATTAGTTTTCATATAGTTTCCTCTCAATTAATAGTACCATTATACATGAACCACAGGATAAGTCAAGTATTATTTTAAGGCTGTTGTTTTTTTACTACAGTTGTGGGAGTGTTTACCCGTAATGTTTCCAACCAATAGGAACTTCTTCTATTGGGGAATCTGGATTGTCTATACCTTCAAATACTTCCCATAATTTTTCATTAACAACAAATTTTCTAAACAAACCAGCTTCGATGCCATAGGCTTCTATTTCCCATGGTTGACGCCAGTAATCTTCAAAATTAGATTTCATTGGCATACCTTTCCATCTGGTCAGGTTGTCATTGGTTTCATCATAGGCGTATTGCTTAATGTGAACCATCTCATGTGCTAATGCTTTTAATATTGCACGTCCACCGATTATAGGATTGATTTCAATTAGAAAATCTCTTGCTTTACCTGAATCTGTTCTTTCTTCAACTGAAGCGTAACCATAACAATCTGTAATATTTTTATCAAACTTAACTTTAAGGTTGATATTTTCCATCATTTTAGAACTTAAAAGTTCGTGCGCATAAAACTCTATAGCTCGTTTGACGTAAGGTCGAAAACGCTCTTTATCGGGACAACCAACTATACTTAATCTCATTAGGTCTCTCCTTTAGTAAATTGACCCAATAATTGGCATATTCCTACTAATACTCACTCACAGCTATTTAGTTTTTTATACCTAGATGTTTTTTCGTAACCTTATCTTTAAGCATATCTGGAATATTTTCCCATGGAACTTCCAGAATAAATGGACATCCTATTGGACCCCATCGATAAGTTTCAAAAAAGGTTTTAACAATATCTATATCAGCTTTATTTTCAGGATTAAAACGGCGTCTTGCTGTAATACGTTCCATCATTAAATTCATAGTTTCACCTTTATCATCATAATATACCATTATATCATAAAAAAGGAGCTTTGTCAAGCCCCTTGTGGTTACTTACTCATCTTTGGCTTTTACGGTAATTTTCTTTACCATATCCTGTGCTTTGACCATGTTTTCCAACCAAACTTTTAACATACCATTTGTTAATTCGGCATCTTTAATTTCAATTTTATCAGCCAATGTGAATGTACGTTCAAAGTTACGGCCAGCAATACCTTTGAAAATGTATGAACCATCTGTTTCATTTTCTTTTGAAGTGCCTTTGATAACTAACTTGTCACCTTCCAAAGTAACTTCAATATCAGATTTGGCAAAACCAGCAACTGCCATTTCAATGACATACTTGTTGTCTTTTACTTGTTTGATATTATATGGAGGATAACCAGGTGTGGCCTTGGCCATTTCGGTGTGCATAGATTGAATTTTATCAATCACTTCATCAAAGCCGATGGTGAAAGGGTCAAAAGATTTATGGATTTTATCCCATTGTGGGAATAGAGTGAGTGTGCTTGTCATGAGTTTCTCCTTATTGATAAGCGAGTTAATAAAAAAGTGTAGACCCCGAAGGCATCTACACTTATATTTATATCATATTTTTACTGAAATGTCAATAGACTGTTTTCTTAGACCCAATATTATATTTCGGAACTAATTCCCAATCATCTTTTTCTTTATGGGACAATATCTTAATTTGCGATAGGAAGATAGGTACGGGTTCTTCAATTTGTTTATTGTTTACCACTTTTACTAATTCCCAATCTTGTAGGAGTTTAGCAATGGCATTTCTACGAGATAAATCATTTTCAGAAATGTCTGTAGGTTTACCATCTAATGCAAATAACTCTTTAAAATGTACAATATAATAACGACCTTGCTTATGTAATATATGACAAGACTGGTATAATATTCTATCTTTTTTTGATGCTACGCCAATTCGTGTTAGTGTTTCACGGACTTTAAGAAAGTCATCTTTTTCCCCGAGCGTAACCTCAACTAAATCCGTAATTGAAATCATGATTTGTTCACTCCGCCTTTATTTGTTTTTGCTTTTATTTCAGCGATTTGTTCATCATTTAGAATATCAAGAGCCTCTTTGGCTTTTTGATTTGAATAACCAAAATACTCCTTAATGCATTCTAAATCCTTATCGGACGATGATTTCTGCCACGGCTGAAATTTCCGTTTCATCGACCTAATGGTATTTAGAAGGTATTGATATTGAAGGTCTTTATCCATTTCTGGATATAAATTCATCTCATTAGCATAGAGAACACAATCAATATGATATGACAAAGCCCTATTAACAACAAAAGGAGTATAATCTTTGATATCCAATTCATCTTGTAAAACATTCTTTTTCGTTTGAAGTATTGAAGGTATAATATCTTTAAATAAATCTGGCATATTAATATCCAGTCGTTAGATATTTTTGTAGTTCCTTACATTCTTCATCAGACATTTTTTTAACTGGTATTAAGGCTTCTTGTTTAATTGGTATACAAATTCTAGGATTACCATATCTATCTTTCCATGAATAAGATTTAAATTGACTAGGAATTGCTCTATAAATCCAACCATCAGAAAAGTGTCTATATCTAGGATGTGGTACAGAAACAAAATATAATACATCAACCGATTTACATTTACGAAGTTGTGAAGGATTAAAAGTAAAAGCATTTTCTTTTACAAAAGGTGCTTGTGTTTTAACCTCAACAGTATATGTATCATCAACAAGTAAGTCTTTTTCTGAATCATATTTGTTAATTGAACTTTTAACTTTACATCCTTCTTCACTTAACATATTAATTACAATTTTTTCACCACTTAATCCCAATTCATTCATTAATTCATCTTTAGTCATTTGAACTCACAATCTACCATAATTTCAGTTAAACAAGCAACCATATTAATTTCATGGTCGGCAACAAAAGCAGCCTGATATTGATACTTAGCAAGATGAAGAACCAACTGTGGAACTGCATTTGGTTTTAATTGTTCATATAATGTATCATATAGTTTACGATATATTTTTGTAGGGTCATTGTCTAAGTTGTTTGTAACCCATTTACGAACAGAAGCAAAGTCTTTTTCTTTTAACCCTTGTACCAAAGCATCAAGTTGTACATCAGTAACATTAGAGAGAATACCTTTGTCAATAACACCAGAAACGGAGTAACGCTGAAGTTCATTTAGAATCCTTCTATTATCAGGAAAATGTTTAGTGATGACAGCAGCCACCACTTGTTTATCATATTGAATTTTTTCTTGTTCAAGAATCCACTCAACTCGTTTGAAGAATTGAGCAGCCATCTTTGCCTTGTTGCCATTAATTTTAAAGTCAATTACAGAACACCGAGAATGGATTGGGTCTATAATACGATTCTTAAAATTACAAGTGAAGATGAAAGAACAGTTTGAGGAGAACTCCTCGATTGCACCACGCATTGCAGGTTGCGTTGAATTAGGATTTAGATAGTCTGCTTCATCTATGATGACAACTTTTCTGCCACCGGATAATGACATTGAAGAAGCATAATTTTTAATCTTGTTACGAAGTACATCAATACCTGACTCATCAGAACCATTAATTACAATATAATCACATCCTACTTCTTCACATAATGCTTTTGCTATTGTAGTCTTACCAACACCGGCCGAACCCGATAATAACAAGTTAGGTATTTCTTTTTTATTGACATACTCTTGAAAAGTGGATTTGATTGCATCCGGAAGAATACAATCCTCCACTTTGGCTGGTCGATATTTCTCGACCCATAGTAAATGTTCCATTCAAAACTCCCATAATATATTACAACTCAAAAATACTACAATTAATTACTTTGAAAACGTCCAACAGTTTCCAAATAACTTTCGGTAACACCCACATTACCATTAATTAAATTGATTACTGTAGTCTCTACACCAGTCTCAACATCTTTATTTGTAAATACACAAACAACTTTAGATGGATTGATTGCGACAGACATACCAGTAACAGAATCAGTAAAATGTAACATTGTCATATTAACCTCCTATTTTTGTATACTTAGATTCTGAAGCCATCCAATATTGAATGTTATCTTTCGTGTTCTTGAAATGACTCACTCCTTGGAAAGAAATATTTACTTCATAACTTCCTGGTATCATCTTAAAATTTTCAATATTGAAAACAATCTTATATTTCTTACCTTCAGGATTAAGTCCTGAAATCTTAAAAGAATTAACGTGTGCTGAATCATTAGTCGCATCAAATGTAACTACTTCAACAGAATTACCATCAGATTGAACTGCAATATGTGGTGAAGATAATACTTTAGCGGTGTCCATAATCCAATGATAATCATCAGCACTTAAAGTAAAATTAACATCAATTGATGATAATGTAATGCTTTTATCTGGTGCTGCAACAATCATACTCTTTGCTGTTTTACGATAATCTACCGTTTTATCGCCAGCTTCATTTGAAAATATAATATTTGGACCATCAAAAATGAGTTTTACATTATCTTTGAATAAAGAATTCACAGATAAAAATTGATTCAAATCATAAACACAGAATGTTTCTGGAAAATCATCAGGTAAGGTGGCTTCTGCCATTAGTGCCTTACTAGAAGATACCGTTTTAATTGTTTTACCTTGTCTAAACTCTAGACCTGGATTGATTGTTGAAAAATTCTTCAACACATTGATAGTTTCATTTGATAGTTTCATTCACTTCTCCATTATTTAAAAAATCTATTGTATCATGTTCATACAAAAACATCAAGCAGCACAGAGCATGTGCTAAGTGATTCTTACCTGTTTCTTGGTCATTTTGTTCACCAGATTTCCAAGCCCATAAATGCCGTTGTGCAGCATCAAAATATCTACGCTTAGAATCTGGTACTTTTTTCCAATTATCAGGTTCATACTTCTCCGCACCAAAGGTAAGTATTTCTACTGTTGACTTTAGTGCATTTGGCGGCAATAAACCGTATTGCAATTTACCGCCATCAAATTTACGGCCGCCCGTTTTAGCAGTTTGAGATGCTTTAACAATATCATCATACTTTTTTTGTAAAGATTCGGGAGTTTCTTCAAAAGCGTGAGCAGAAAAAGGACCTGGTTTATCGATAGAGCCTAACATTACATTTCTCCAACAAAATTAGCTACAGCAGCCATATCTCCTTTGAAGTGATATGTGCCAATGTGTTCCGTTTTCATCCAAGGACATAACCAGATTTTACCACCCATTTTACGCCACATTTGACAGAACATATAATCTTCTGATAGGTAACGGTCTGAACCACCACCTGTAATAGAATCTTTAGTGTCAATAACTGTATCAAAGAAAGCATGAATATAACGACTGCCATCAAAATGTGCTTGACCTACATGGTCAGGTTTATAACGAATCATTGGGTATTCTTGTTCCATTTGAGCAAACACTTCACGTTTGACCAACATAAAACCTGTTCCAATTTCCATAACTTCTAAAGGTTCTGTAACTGAAAACTGTGCTGTACCTTTAACAGGATTAAACACATAATCACCAGTAACTCTCTCTAATAAACCGGATTCAATTTCAGGATTCTTTCTTAGTGCTGTTGCTACTGATTTCCATTTGATTGCTTTCTTTGGATAAGGACCACCAATAACATCTTTGTCTAAAGCTAATAAAGCAAGAACATCTTGTGGACCAAAATTGATATCAGAATCAATAAACAATAAATGCGTACAATCTGAACGGTGAATAAACTCATCAACAAGATAATTTCTTGCTCGTGTAATTAGGGACTCATTAAATAAAAATGAGAATTTAACTGGAATATTATATTGCATACAGATGCCTTGTAAATCTAAACAGGCTTTCATGTATAAACCATGATTCATGCCACCATACATTGGAGTGGCTACAAATAGGCTTTTCTTTTGTAATTCTTCTTTTGAGATTGAAATTTCCATTCTTGGTCCATTATATAAAATAAAAAAAAGGGGTATCACTTCAAAGTGAACCCCATAAGATACGACTTAAGCTGTGAATGAGTACCCAGCACGTAAGGCAGCTTGAACCATTGCCTTAGTTGGTGTGCCTAAACGATACGAAGCAACTTTCTTACCATCAACAACTTTAGTGTTGGTGTAGATGCAATGACCTTCTTTACGTAATTCTTCAATACGTGCAGAAACATTTTGAATGCCAAAACGGCGTTGTGCTTGTTTGACTGTAAAAGTGTTGTAACCACTTGGTTGTTTTAAGGATACTAACATTTTTTCTTTTGCTGATAACTTCATGTAAAACTCCTATTCATAATTTAAAAAAATCCTCGCATATTGCGAGTAATCACATCATATCATTATATATGTGTGTTTGTCAAGTATATTGATGGTATACTTGATTATCTGCCAACTTGTGGCAGATATTTTGCCTTGGTTTCTTCCCAAGACAAGTATATCAAGTCATCATAGAACAATGTTTCATATGAAACTGTATTCTTCTTTTTTAACATTGATATACGGCCTTTAGCATATTTGGTTTTCCAAATATTGGTTAAGGCCTCTAAACTAGTATCGAAAGATTTAATTAATTGATTTTCACCAATCTCTTTACGAAGAAATTCATTTGTGTTATTATAAAGAGGAGAAAAATAGATTCCTCTTTGATGTTCAGTTCTTGTTAATTCTTTTGGTATTCCAAGTTTAGGATAAGCAAAATGTAATGACCTATTTTTGTGGTCACGTTTTAGTGGCAATCCTTGTTTGTTTTTGGCTTCCCACCACTCAAAATATTTTTTAGTATGATTTTCTTTTAACCAATCAAATATCATTTTTTTAGTTGCTCTCGTTGGTTCAAAAGCAACTGAACCAGAGGAGAAACCCATAGAATTCCAATGCTCAAGATTATCATATTGGGAAAGTCCATTTGCTTTAGTTTTTCCATACAAACTAGTGGTAGTAACTCCGACCAAGACATCTCCATATCTTTCTTTCCAATCTTTTTGAACTGTATCAGCAAGACACAACAATGCCAACAATTTTCCACCCATGTAATTATAACCAAGAGGTTGTAAAGGTACAATAGTGGAACCAATTGCAGTATGATTAATCATGCCTTGAGAAGTCTTAACATCTCTTGACCATCCAATTGCTTTATCTCTTGGAGTTAAATCTAAGAAATCTGAAGATATACAAATTACACCAAGATATTTTTGAGTAACTTCATCTTCAATTGTATAGAATAAGTTACGACCAATATTGGAATTATTCTTCATAGTTGATGAGAATGTTCTTATGGCATTCCATGTCTCAGCCAACTCACCATTATGTAATTTCATAACAGGTTGTAATTTGGCATAGTCATCAGGATCTTTAGGCATCCAAAATTTATTTTTTAATTTATTAATAAGTCTTTCTTGTTCTGGATCAATCAATACATTAGATATTTTTGATGTGCCATCATGAATAATTGATTTTGTTTCGGTTGGATATCTTTCTTTAATTTCACACCATTTTTGATATAGTGTATATTCTTTCACATCCATATTAGAAGCATAAGTTAAATCACTAGTTAAAATTTTAACCAATTTTTCAGTATCAATATGTTCAAAAGATTTTATAGGGTTTTGTTTTTGCCAAACATCCCATTGTTCATCAACAGAAAGAATTTCATTTGTAGTTGCTAAGTATTCTTCATCGCCCCACAGGGTACTTCTAGTTTGAGTTTCTCTTGCCATTATATGAGTTTTATTTTCTTAATAAGTTTGTTACGTTTTTTCAAGCCTGACTGTAACGCCATTGGCTTCACTCTTTGAGTATACACTATTCCATTCATATGGTCAAGCTCATGTTGAAAACACCGAGCAGATATGCCAGAAAAAGTAGATTGCCTAATTACACCATTAAAATCTTGGTATTCAACATCAATGATTGAGGCTCTGGTAATATGTAATCCTAAAAGAGGAAAAGATAAGCATCCTTCGGCTAAATGACTTTCTCCTTTTTGAGAAATTATTTTTGGATTATAAAAGGCAACATAATCATCACCAGTACCCATTACAAATACTCTATGTTTAAAACCACATTGATTGGCGGATAAACCATAACCTCGGTTTATTTTACAAGTTTCTACCAAAGTAGAAGCAAACTCATTGGGATTAACTGGAGGATTATCAAAGTTAAATTCAGGCAAAACTTCTCTTAAAATTGGGTTATCTTCAGCAACCAAATTAAATGTTTTGGCTTGTTGTGGTAATACTATGCCATCTTTGACAGCATCTTCCGTATTGAATTTAATTATATCACTCATTATGCTATCCTACTAAAGTTATTATGTTTCTCAAATTTAATTACACTTCTAAATTTATCAAACAATTGGTCTCCTTTATGTGAGATAACAAATACATTTGTATCTTTGTCCATATCATAAAGTAATTTTAAAAATTCATCTGTACCAACTGTATCTAAACTACTATCAAACACTTCATCTAATATCAATAAATTGGCATTGGTTGAATTCTTCATCTTAGCAATTTGCCGCCAAGTAAATAACAACGCCAAGTCAATACGCATCTTCTCACCTTCAGAGAAATTGGCATAACTAAAATCATCACGGTGTCTACTCTTAATTGTTTCTTCAAATGATTCATTGATATTGAAGTTTACGAAGAAGTCCATTGCTGTCAGGTACTTGTTAATCAACTTGTTCATGATTGGCAAATACTGTTTGATGATTCTTGTTTTGATACCTGTATCTTTTAATAAGTTACCGGCATATTCCAAATATTGTTTTTCATCCGACAATTCTTGTTGTTTAGCAACTAAGACTCCAAGTTCTGCTTTGAGTTCTTTGAGTTTGGCATTATCATCAACAAGCGAGTTTTTCTGTTCAGACAAAGTTTCAATTTCTCGTTGTAGTTTAGTAACGTAAGTATT